TCAGAAGTCGAGCGCCTTCGAGGGCTAAAACCGCACAACATGTCTGAACAAGACTGGTTGAAACGAGTAGCTCAAGAGAAGCAAAAAATTGCTCAAAGGGAGGCAATATGACAACTAATGAAAAGAAAGTAACGAATCGAAACTCGCGTGAATCCGAAGCTCACGATAATAATCTTCGTAGTAAACCATGGAGGCCAGTTAGAAGCTTAGAAGCTCCACCTCCACCACCGGGTATGACCTACAGGTGGATTAGGAGTGCAATGCTTGGCGAAGAAGATCGATCTAACGTATCAAGACGTATCCGTGAAGGATGGGAACTGGTTAAGTTAGAAGAACTTCCTGCTGAATGGCAGCACATGTCAACCGTTGAGGTAGGCAAGTCTACTGGCATTATTAACAATGAAGGTTTGATTTTGGGCAAAATGCCCACTGAGATGGTCGAACAACGTAATGCGTACTATCAACAAAAAAACGTAGATCAAGTGGAAGCTTTAGACAATACGGTTTTCAATGATTCACGCAAAGATGGACGTTACGTCAAATACGATCCTCAAAGGGATACCAAGGTGACCTTCGGTAAACAATGATAGGAGTGTATCATGGCTAATAAAGATGCCGCTTTCGGCATGAAACCAGTCAAAATGATTGGTGGAAGCCCTTACACTGGTGGACAGAGTCGATATCGTATAGCCGCGAACTACGGAACAGCAATATTTCAAGGCGATATGGTAGCTCAAGTCACTGGTGGAACCGTTGAGGTTCACGCTGATGGTGGGACTGTTCCCATCGTAGGCGTATTTAATGGATGCCAATTCACGGACCCTACAACTGGCGAACAAGTGTTTAGCAACCACTATCCCGCATCGACAAATGCATCGGACATAATAGCGTTTATTATTGACGATCCAAATGTCGTTTTCGAGATACAGTGCAACGCAGCGTTCCCAATTGCAGACCTGTTTGGTAATTTTGACATTGTGTATACGACATCTGGTAATACCACTACTGGTATTTCAGGTGCTGAACTTAACGTCTCTGACGGTGGAACTGGAGCGACTTTGTCTGTTAAGGCAATCGACATTTCAGAAGATCCTGACAACGACGATGTCTCATCGGATGCAACCAACGTATACGTTGTAATCCAAAACCATATATTCGGTGCGAAAAGTGCCGGGTTAGCTTAAGGAGGTTAATTAGATGGCGATTTCAAGAGCGCAATTAGCCAAGGAATTAGAACCCGGACTTAATAGCTTATTTGGTATGTCATACGACAGTTATGGAGGTCAGGAATATGCTGATATCTTCAGTGTCGAGGACAGTCAGAGAGCATTCGAGGAAGAGGTCTTAATCACAGGCTTCGGTAGCGCACCGACAAAAACAGAGGGAGCAGGGGTTGCTTTCGATAATGCTAATGAAGGTTTCACAGCAAGGTATACGCACGACACTGTCGCGCTTGCTTTTGCTTTGACTGAAGAAGCAATTGAAGACAATCTTTATGATTCTCTTGGTAAAAGGTATGTAAAAGCACTTGCACAATCTATGGCTCACACCAAAGAAGTGAAGGGCGCGGACGTACTTAACAACGCATTCAGCTCATCTTTCACAGGTGGCGATGGCGTTTCTCTAATCAATACAGCTCACCCACTTGCGGGTGGTGGAACTGCTGCGAACAGAGCAACAACCATGGCAGACTTGAACGAGACTAGTCTCGAAGATAATCTGATTGATATTTCCACTTTTACTGATGACAGAGGTCTAACGATCTCAGTGCAGGCTACAAAGCTTGTGGTTCCACCACAGCTAGTGTTTGTTGCTGATAGGATTCTCAACTCACCCGGTAGAACTGGAACAGCTGACAATGACCTAAATGCAATTAGAAATACTGGCGTCGTTCCAGGTGGTTACACAGTTAACCATTACCTAAATGACCCTGATGCGTATTTCTTATTGACTACGGTCACTGAGTCAGGTGAAGGCCTTAAGATGTTCCAAAGAACAGCAATGGAAACATCAATGGAACCAGACTTTACGACTGGCAACATTAGATATAAGGCTAGAGAGCGTTACAGCTTTGGTTTCTCTGATTGGAGAGGAATCTTTGGCTCGCAAGGTGCTTAATTGAACCAACAGTAGGGTTTATTACTCAACTACTGAGAAAGAGGGCTTCGGCCCTCTTTTTTTATGCCTAAATACATATGTACAAAAACTTGCACACGGACACGGTAATGTGTATATTAACAATATAGATACGCAGTACCGGAGACAAAAATGGAATTGAAACTAGATTGGTCAGCAGAAACGGTCCACACAGATGGTCGTTTCATCAGCACTGCCAAGCCTAACTCAGACTTTTGGCAGGTATGGCGCGAGCGTAAAGCAGCAGTCAAGGCCGCTGGTTACTCTGTACGCAAGGTCGATGACCAGTGGGTAGTTACCCGCCTCAGAGACAACGATCAGGCAATTGCTGATTCTCAGGCTGTCGATGCAGACATCGAGATCCCGGTCCCGGCTGGACTGTCTTATCTTCCGTATCAAAAAGCTGGCATCGCTTATGCGACACAGCGTCAATCTACGTTGATCGGTGATGAAATGGGTCTAGGTAAAACCATACAAGCTATCGGCGTGATCAATGCTACAGCTCCAAAAACTGTTTTGGTTGTATGTCCAGCTTCTCTCAAGATCAATTGGAAGAACGAAATGANCAAATGGTTGGTTTCGGAGCGGGACATTCAGATCGTCAACGGTGGTGGTGAGCAGATTCCTGAGACGCCTGATGTGGTTATTATTAACTACGATGTGTTAACTAAGCACCAAGATACAATCAGCGCACGCACTTGGGACCTTGTTATCATGGACGAGGCGCACTACATAAAGAATCCAAAAGCCAAGCGAACCGGCGTTGCTGTAGGAATCAAAGCAAACCGCAAGGTTGTATTGACCGGGACACCAATTACAAACCGTCCTATCGAACTACAGCCGATTGCTGGTTATCTTGACCCTGTTACTTTTGGTAACTTTTTCAAGTTTGGTCGTAGATATGCCAGCGCATATAAAGACAGATTTGGCTGGCATTTTGACGGAGCCTCTAACCTAGATGAGCTGCAAAGACTGTTGCGTCAATCCTTTATGATCCGCAGGAAAAAAGACGAAGTATTAAAAGAGCTTCCTGAAAAGGTACGTCAGATCATCGTGTTGCCAAGTAACCATTATAGTGACCAGATAAAAAAAGAGTTTGAGACTCTTGCAGATGCGGTTACAGAAACATCCTCAGAAGATGTAGATTTTGAACGTATGTCAGGTGTGCGTCACGATACTGCTTTGGCGAAAGTAGCTGATGTAGTAGCTCACGTAGCCGATATCGACCATCAAGTGGTCGTTATGGCTCATCACAAAGACGTTGTTGACGGCATTAAAGAAGGCTTAGAGGCAGCTGGTAAGATTGTGGTTACTCTTACAGGCGACTGCACGCAAGCTCACAGACAAAACTCTGTGGACACTTTCCAAGCTGGCAACGCTGATGTGTTCATCGGTACCATCGGTGCTGCGGGTGTAGGAATCACCCTGACTTCTGCAAGTCACGTAGTGTTTGCGGAGCTTGATTGGGTGCCTGGTAACGTGTCACAAGCAGAAGATCGATGCCACAGAATTGGTCAGGACAGCTCAGTGCTGGTCCAACACTTGGTTGTTGATGGTTCAATCGACGCCAGGTTGGCTGAAGTGCTTGTTAGCAAGCAAAAAGTGCTAGATAAGGCTTTAGACAACGTGGTTGAAAACAACGTCAGTATTGAGGAGATAGCAATAGATGTGGAGTCCGTGGAAAAAGTATTCAAAAAGTCGCCTAAGCCTTTGCCTGCAAATGTGGTGGTTGCACTACAGGATTTTGTTTCTGTTGTCGCGGGTGCGTGTGACGGAGCGTTTGAAGAAGATGGGGTGGGTTTCAACGGGACAGACAGCAATTTCGGCAAAAGCCTTGCGAGGCAAGATCAATGGACATCAGCCCAACAGCATGCTGCAAAAACCATGATCAAAAAATACAAAAGACAGATTGTGAATGCTGGTAGAGGTGAGGCCTACCAAAAAATTTACGGATAAGAAAGGGCTTCGGCCCTTTTTATTTGTTTTTAGGTTTTTAGTGGTATACTGACAGAGTCTCTATGGCAATCGGATGGGCCGGTTGCTGGTCTAATTTAGGAGGACTGTAGTATGACAACACACTTTACAAGCGGAGTTACTAATGTTTCAGCTGATGGAACACTTGGTAAATTAAAAATGCCCGCACCCCAAAAGTATCATAGTTACTTTAATGATTTTGATACTTATCTAGCGTCCGATTGGACAATTACAACAACTGAAGGCGGATCTGGCGATGCTAGTGAGGCTTTAGCAGATGGCGATGGCGGTTTATTGTTAATCACTAACGATGATGCCGACAACGACAATGACTTTCTGCAACTAGTTAAAGAAGGCTTCAAGTATGAAGCTGGTAAGCAGTTAGCGTTCAATATGAGGTTTAAAACCAACGATGCAACGCAAACTGATATCGTTGCTGGTTTACAACTTACGGATACAAGCCCGTTAGATGTAACCGACGGCATCTTCTTCCTGAAGTCTGATGGCGCCACAACTGTTACTTTTGTCGTTGAAAAAGATAGCACGCAATCTACTTTGGATTTGCCGAACGCTTTGGCTGACGACACTTTCATGACTATTGGATTTGTTTATGATCCAAAAGATCAGAAGTTTCACGTTTTCCAAAACAACGTGTTAGCTGGCACGGTAGTAAGCACTAACGCTCCAGACGATGAAGAGTTAACCGTATCGTTTGGTATACAAAATGGTGCTGCCGCTGCGAAAACTTTGACCGTTGATTACATTGGCGCACACAAAGAACGCACTGCGGTAACTGAACTGTAGGGGGTGAGATATGGCTGATGCTGTAACTACCCAAACTATTCAAGACGGCGAAAGAAACGTCGTCATGCGGTTCACCAACGTGTCAGACGGCACTGGCGAGTCGGCAGTTAAAAAGGTAGATGTATCTGCCTTAGCTGCAAACTCTGCCGGACAAGCCTGCACTGAGGTACACATCCAAAGAATTTATTGGATGACGGTCGGAATGAGCGTTAAGTTAGAGTTTGATGCTTCAACAAACGTCTTGCTAACACACATACCGGCAGACGCAACCGGCGATGAATATTACGATAACTTTACGGCTATCCCAAATAATGCTGGATCTGGCAAAACCGGAGACATTGACTTCACAACTGTGGGTCACTCCAGCGGCGACAGTTACTCTATTATTTTGGAGATGATTAAGAGATACGACTAAGGAGTAATCGTGGCGATTTTTAGAAACCAAGCAATGCCTATGCAGCCTTTGGTCGGTATAGGCGGTTTATTTGGAGGATTAAGACGCCCGATGTTTCCCCCCTTGGGCGGATTTGGTGGGTTCGGCGGAGGTAGGTTTATGCCACCTCCGTTCAACCCTATGATGCAGGGCGGCTCAAGCATGGGAGGCGGTTTCTTCGGTGGGTTTAGGCCAAGATTTAGGCGTAGACAACGTGCGCCCATGCCCGATTTCGCGGGGCAAATTTCAAGCTTAGAGGCTAAAATTGCAGAGTTACAAGAACAACTAGCAGCTAGACAAGCAGCTGTGCCTGCGCCTGGTCCAGTCATGGCTGTGGCAGAACCAAGAATAGGAACGCTTGGCGGCACTGGTTCTGGTGAGTTTCCTCTAGGAACAGCTGGGCCACGAATACCACCAGCAATAAACGTCGCAGGCGGTATGGTTCCCAGTAATATCAAACTACCCGACATAGATGTAGAGGCGATAAAAGAAAGAATCGCCAATCTGAATATTGACGTGGGCGAAAGACCAGATATGCCGATAGTGCCGAAAGGCAGGCCCGTCGTAAGCTTGCCACCCCAAGACGTGGGTGGACGAAAGAAGTTGACGAAAGGTCCTGGCACGCCAAAAAAGATACCGATAAAACCGCCGTCAATTGAAAGAATACCAGTAAAACCACCATCGATAGAAAGAATTATGCCTCCGATGCCAGAGGTGATAGCGACGCCAACAGTCATACCAGATCCGATAATGAGAGCGCTACCAGTCCGTGAGCCGATACCAACAAGAGTGCTAGAGCCGATGCCGATGCCTGCTCCAGTTATGCCTGCTCCAGTTATGCCAACGCCAGTTATGCCTGCTCCAGTTATGCCTGCGCCGATGCCAATGCCATCGCTACCTAAGTTTACAATGCCGCAAATAGCAGCACCTATGCCTGTGCCGGTTATGCCAGCGCCTATGCAAATGGCACCTGCGGGCAGAATGCGAGGAAGAGGCGGGAGGATGAGATAATGACACAAAAAAAACTAAACAAAGTAATTAAAGGATTGAAGAAAGCAAGCAAGACACATGCACAACAAGCTAAAACTCTAGGCGCGATCAAGATGAAAAAAGGCGGTAGCGTACCAGCTAATGTGGCAAACCCATCCTTATATCGAAAGGCGAAAGCAAAAGCTAAAGCAAAATTCGATGTGTACCCAAGTGCTTACGCAAATGCTTATATGGTTTCTCAATATAAGAAGATGGGCGGCAAGTATAAGGGAGCCAAAAAAGCTGAAGGTGGTGAGGTTTCACTCAAACCAATACCCAAAGGCAACAAGGGTCTGCCAAAATTACCAACTAAAGTAAGGAACCGCATGGGTTTCATGGCTAAAGGCGGTACGGTTATGGTTCAAGGGCGTGGCTGTGGCGCGATGATGGATAGCAAGCGCAAAAAAACCAGAGTGCCACGTTCATAATGGTTGCCAAAGCAAGCACAATCAAACGTAAAATGAAGCAGGGCAAAAAGCTTGGTGCTAGTGAACGCGCACAAGCAAAAGCTAGAGGTTTGATAAAAAGAGCTGATGGCACAAAACGCAAAAGTGCAAAATACAAAAGAAAATGAAAAAGAAAAGAGATCCCAAAGTAGGCATTGGAAAGAAGCCAAAGGGATCTGGTAGAAGGCTTTACACAGACGAAAACCCTAAAGACACCGTCAGCATTAAATTTGCAACCATGAAAGATGCTGATGCCACCGTGCGAAAAGTCAAAAGAATTAAAAAACCGTTTGCCCGTAAAATACAAATACTTACAGTAGGCGAGCAGCGTGCCAAAGTGATGGGTAAAACTGGCATAGCTAACGTGTTTAAAAAAGGCAAAGAGGCTATCAGGAGGCAACATGGCAAAGCCTAAAGGTGGCCTTACCGAGTGGTTTAAACAAGATTGGGTGGACATAGGCGCCCCTAAAAAGGGCGGTGGCTACGCAAAGTGTGGTAGGTCAAAGTTAGAAAAAGACCGCAAACGAAAGTACCCCAAGTGTGTACCAGCTGCCAAAGCAGCAAGAATGTCAAAATCACAAATTAAATCAGCGGTTCGCAGAAAGCGGGCAAAAAAACAAGGTGTGGGCGGCAAACCCACTAATGTGAAAACATTTGCTGCAAGTGGTGGTAAAATAACAAAAAGCTCAAACATGGGTTTGTTTGGGCGTATTTAAGGAGCGGATATGACATATAGAAAAACCAAAGGTTATGCCATAGGTAAAAAATCGAAAGGCGGTTCCATGATGAAGAAATCCAAAGGTGGCGCAATGATGCGTAAATCAAAGGGCGGTTCTCTCATGAAAAAGTCGAAAGGCGGAGCCATGATGAAAAAAACCAAACGTAATGGCGTAAATCAAGCGATCACTAAGTTGGCAAAAAAATCTAAGGGCGGCGCTATGATGAAAAAATCAAAAGGCGGATCTCTTATGAAGAAGTCTAAGGGTGGAGCTATGATGAAAAAGTCGAAAGGCGGACGCATCATGCGTAAATCCAAAGGCGGAGCGATGAACCGAAAATCAAAAAGGTAAGCTATGTCCTACCTTATAAGTAACGTCCCGCACTTTAAATGTTGGGTGAGGCGGGAGTTTACCCACAATCATGAAAAGTATCATGATGAATACATACACGCTCTAGCGATAGCCGTTAACACTATTCCAGACCGCTCCTTAAGTTTTCAGGTAGTTTTTACAGGCTGCGAGGCAGATTGTGAAGATTGGGATGAAGAAAATGTACACGGCGGCGCTATGTGGGCGCGTATGCCCATCCAAGGCCTGGTTTTTGACATGCCATTAGAAGAGTTTCCAAAACCCATGGAAGATCATTTGGCACAACCTTGGGATTGCGAATCGAGACATCATGCGGTCACCGTTATGGACCGTGTCAGCTCTTCACCGTGGATTGCAAAAATAGATGGTGAGTTTTATCAAGCTAAATATTTGTTTACGGTTGACTACACCGATTCAGACATTGCGGACGATCCTGCACAACATAAGCAATCTCATGTATTATATATTACTGAAGATTGTGAATGGAAAGGCAATCTGGTTGCGTTACCTAACAACCGTGTTAGGGCCACAAGCCCAGCTTTGTGGGTTACAGGTGAAGGCGCACCGGACTTCAAACCATCGCAGTGGGCGCATAGCGCAGAGGGACATGAAAGTTATTTGGATCCGGCAATAACTTTTAATAATTTATACGAGGATTAAATGGCATTATCCGGCAGCAAAAATTTTGAACCAGATGTATCGGAGTACATCGAAGAGGCTTTCGAGCGATGCGGCTTGGAGCTCCGCACTGGTTATGATTTACGCACTGCCAAAAGAAGCGCCAACCTCATGCTGGCAGAATGGGCTAACCGGGGCCTAAATCAGTGGACGATAAAAGAAGTAGACATAACCATGGTTAAAGATACTTCTACTTATAACATCGATTCGACTAATGCCACAGCGCCTATCGATGTGCTGGATGCATATATTCGAGAGACTATTAACAACGAAACTACAGACTTCCCTCTAAATAAAATTAGTCGCGCAGAATATGCAAACCTAAGCGTCAAAACGACAAGCGGAAAACCTAATCAAGTTTTTGTTAACAAACAAACAACTCCAACGATTACGGTTTGGCCAGTGCCTGATAAAAATAGCACTTACACTGTAAGACTTAATGTCTTGACCCGTATGGATGATGTTGATGGAGCTGTAGACACAGTAGATATGCCATTCAGATTTTTCCCTTGTTTTGTAGCTGGGCTTGCTTATTACATCAGCATGAAAAAAGCGCCGGAAAGGACAGGCATGCTAAAACAGGTCTACGAAGAAGAATTTACCAGGGCTTTATCACAAGATGAACCGCGCACGTCCTTGAGAATCACCCCAAGTTTAAATAGGTATAACTCAGCATAATGGCATTCGCATCTGGAAAAGAAGCTTACGGGATCTGCGACATCACCGGGTTCCGTTACAAGCGACGCGAGATGAAAAAAACTTGGAATGGTCTGATTGTGGGTCCAGATCAATGGTCACCCAAACACCCACAATTAGATCCCAAGCCTAAGCCAGCAGATCCACAGGCTATTCGTAACGCTCGACCAGAGGTATCAGAATTCAATCAGTCTTTTGTATTGTATACAAATGTAGACAAAGGTATACTTGGCACTAAACTTGACACTTACGAGCTTACTGTAAGTGTTGGCGAGGTAACCATAACGACATCATGAGTTTTACGTTAGCGACATTAAAAACTGCAATACAAGACTACTTAGAGTGTACAGAGACTACATTTGTTAACAATCTGCCCACTTTTATTCAAGAGTCAGAACAACGTATATTCAAGCTTGTTGAGCTACCAAAACAGCGTAAGAACGTCACGGGCCAGGTAACTTCTAGCAATAGATTTTTAGCCACGCCCTCTGACTTTTACGCGCCGTTTAGTGTGGCGATTATATCTGCAAACACCTACCACTATTTAGATTTTAAGCACACCTCTTTTATTAAAGAGTTTGCGCCTAATACAACCACAACTGGTAGGCCTAGATACTATTCATTGTTTGATGATACGGCATTTGAGCTTGCTCCAGTGCCTGATGCAAACTACGACGTAGAAATCCACTATCTGCATAAACCGGCGTCCCTAACGTCCGGTGCAGAAAGTGGCACTACATTACTATCCACAGACTACCCTGACGCACTTCTTTATGGTTCTCTCGCAGAGGCGGCAGTGTTTCTTAAAGAGCAACCCGATGTCATAGCGACATTGGAACAGCGTTTCAAAGAAGCCATTGCTAGAATGAAGACTTTCAGCGAGGGGCGTGCAACCAGAGACGAATATCGTTACGACCTCCTGAGAACAGGAGTAAATTAATGCCAAAAATTGAGTCGCTTCAGGGCGCTCACGTAGCGATTGTTGCCCTGGGCAACTCCCAAGTAGATTATGCCATCGGTGCAGAAAACAGCATGCAATGGGATGAAGTCTGGACCGTCAACTCCGCAGCCGCTGTCTATAAATCAGATCGTATGTTCATGTTGGACCCCGCCAGTCGGTTTTTTGATACCGATGATGCGGGAGCGCAAACCGATGTGATGAAAAAGTTTTTGCCAGAGTGTGATATACCTTGCTACACCTGCGAGCTTGATGAGCGTGTGCCATCAGCTGTCGTATATCCTATAAAAGAGGTGGTGCAGGATACTAAATGCGCATACCTCAACAACACCATACCGATGACAATAGCATTCGCCTACTGGAACAAAGTAGCGAGGATCGATCTTTTTGGCGTCGATTATAGCTATCAACACAATTTGCATTTTGCAGAAGCTGGCAGGGCGTGTGTAGAGTTTTGGCTGGCTAAATGTATGGAAGCAAACATTGAAATCGGGGTATCTCATAGATCTGGTTTGCTCGATCAAAACGTGCCGTTAGAAGAGCGCATATACGGTTTTCACCGATTAGGGGACCCTGTAGTCGCAGTCAATCATGACTCTGGCTGGATAGTTTGCGGAAACTCGCAGATCGAAAAAGAAATGAAAAAGGCTGGAGCTAAGGTTCCAGAGCCTGTTTTATCGCCGGAGCCTTACCGTGGCTGACATGGGCAAGGATAGCTTTTTAGAACTAGGCAGCGTGATGGTTGAAACCACACAAAATAAAGGCCATGACCCTGAGTTTTGGGCAGAGCAAATAACAAAGAAGATTTGTGACATTTCAGCGGAAGCACCACCGCACGTTAGGCAGCAAGCTGAAGCTTTTCAAAATTATATCTATACGATAGTGTTGTACGGAATTAAGAACGCAATTACCTCAGATCGGACAACTATGGTAAACTTATTGACAAGTCAAGGTCATCATGACATGGCGAAGATAATTAAGGAGTTATAGTTATGGCAATATCAAGCGCTATACCAACAAGTTTTAAGCAAGAGCTGCTTGTCGGTACACATAATTTTACTGCCAGCTCCGGTAATTCTTTTAAGCTTGCTTTGTACACTAGCTCGGCTACTTTGGGCGCCACTACGACAGCTTTTACGACAACCGGGCAGGCATCAGGTACAAACTACACCAGTGGCGGAGCCACTTTAACGTCAGTCACGCCAACAACATCCGGCACTACAGCCCTATGTGATTTTGCGGATCTTACGTTTGGAACTGCTACGGTTACAGCAAGAGGATGCATGATTTACAATGACACGCAATCTGACAAAGCTGTAGCTGTCATTGACTTTGGTGGTGACAAAACCAGTACCGCAGGTAATTTTACAATTGTGTTCCCGGCTGCGAATGCAACAGCTGCGATTATACGATTGGCTTAGAATTTAATCTTTTGTGGTAAAATTTTTGTATGCCACTAACAACATTAAATTTTAGACCGGGTATCAATAAAGAGGAAACCGATTACTCAAACGAAAACGGATGGGTAGACGGCAACCTTATTCGGTTTAGAAAAGGCAGGCCAGAAAAAATTGGTGGCTGGGAAAAACAATCCGATAGCAACACCTATTTAGGATCCGGCAGGGCTTTACACAGCTGGATCTCCCTTGGCGGAGCGCGATACTTGGGTATCGGCACGCATCTAAAATACTATATCGAAGAGGGTGAAGCCTACAACGATATAACCCCCATAAGACTTACAACAAGCGCCGGAGACGTTACATTTAGCGCAACTAATGGATCCTCTACCCTGACCGTAACTGACGCCTCACACGGCGCAGCTACGGGCGATTTTGTAACTTTCTCAGGCGCTGCTTCTTTGGGTGGTAACGTAACGGCGACAGTCATTAATCAAGAGTATCAAATACTTTTGGTTACCGGGACTAACACTTACACGGTCACTGCTAAAGATACCAGCGGTGCAGAGGTGACGGCAAACTCAAGTGATAGCGGCAATGGCGGTAGTAGCGTTGTTGGAAACTATCAAATCAATACAGGTTTGGACGTTTATGTGCCTAGCACTGGATGGGGTGTTGGTACATGGGGCGCTGGCACTTGGGGTTCTTCGTCTGCCATAACAGCTGAGGGCCAGCTCAGACTTTGGACGCATGACAATTTTGGTGAAAACTTAATCATAAACCCAAGAGGTGGAGGCATATTCAGGTGGGTTGAAAACGATGGATTATCCACCAGGGCGTTAGAGCTACAAGGGATTTCCGGTGCAAGCAAAGTGCCTACTTTGGGGCTACAAGTGATAACCAGTGAAGTAGATCGTCATTTGATCGTGCTTGGCGCTGATCCTATTGACAGCAGTAGCGGCAACAGAACAGGCGTTATCGACCCTATGTTAGTTGCCTTCTCAGACACAGAAAACGAACTAGACTTCAATCCGACAGCCACTAATACAGCTGGATCCGTAAGGCTGTCATCTGGATCACTGATTGTAGGCGGTTTGAAATCAAGA